AAGTTCTAGTGAATCTAGCTCAGAAAGCCCAAGTCAGAGTCCTAGTTCCTCTGAAAGTTCTAGTGAATCTAGCTCAGAAAGCCCAAGCCAGAGTCCTAGTTCCTCTGAAAGTTCATCAGAATCTAGCTCAGAAAGCCCAAGCCAGAGTCCTAGTTCCTCTGAAAGTTCATCTTTATCACCAAGTTCATCAGAGAGTCCATCTGAAAGTTCAAGTGAAAGTTCAAGCGAAAGTTCTTCAGAAAGTTCAAGTGAAAGTTCAAGCGAAAGTTCTTCAGAAAGTTCTTCTGAGAGTTCTTCACTAAGTCCTAGTAGTTCTGATTCTCCCAGTCTATCTCCATCAAGTTCAGAGAGTTCATCTGAAAGTGCTAGTGCTAGTCCTAGTATTGGAGAAACTGATTATATTTTTGTAAATATTGATACTCAAGAGCTAAAAGTAGCTATTAAAAAAACAAGAGATCAAAGATAGTCTTGACAAGTGCTAATTATTTTTTTAGTCTTATTATAATAATTGAATTTTAAATTTAAAAGTATGCCATATTCAGGAATCCCAGAAGAATTAACATCAAAAATGGATAGATGTGTAAAAAAAATAATGAAGAGTGGGAAATCAAAAGACTCCGCTATTTCTATTTGCAAAACATCTATTATGAGTCAAAAAGTCCCAGAAAAAAAAGAAAAGCCTCGAGAGATTGTTGCAAGTAAAACTCATCACCTATACTTCTCTTCTTCTAAATTTAGTAAAAAAGATAAGAAGATAAATTCAATTAAAGAAGGAAAGATATTAAAAGATGTTGAAATTTTTAAAGCAGGGACCTACAAAGGAGTTCAATTTAAAATGTCAGCATTAGAAAAAATGGTAGCTAATTTCCATTATCTCAAATCATTCGATACATTTCCACACGTGCCAGTAAGAGCAGATCATCCTTCAATGTTTGGTATCGGCGATGTAATTGATAAAGTTGGAGGATATATTTCTGACCTTAAATTAGTTGGAAAAAAGCTAGTAGCCGATTTCAGAATTACTAATGAGAATATGTGGGAAAAAATTCAAGAAGGAACTTACGTTAATAGAAGTGCAGAGATAGGAGACTACGATGACAACAAAGGAGTTATTTATTCACCTGTTTTATTTGGAGTAGCGTGGGTTGATATCCCTGCGGTCGAAGGTCTCTCTCCTAAGTTTACTTATTCAAAAAATATAAATTTATTAAATCTTAACTCAATAAATTCAATGAATCCAATTAAAAAAGAAAAAAATACTTTCTCTGAAAAGACTGAATTGACTAAAGAGAAGTCTGAAAAAAAGGACGAATCTTCTGTCAAATCTGTTAAAAAAGAAGAAAGTAATTTTAAGAAAGAGGGGAAAGAGTCTGTCGTTAAGGGGAAAATTGACAAGGTCGAAAATAAGTTGTCATTTGAGGAACAATTTCCTAAAGAAGCTAAGGAATTGTCAAAATATAAAGAACAGATTCTTGTTGATTTCTTTGAAAAGCTAGTAACTAATGGAAAAATGTTACCTGCTTCAAAAGAACAACATATCGTATTCGCTAAAAGTTTGTCAGAAGAACAATTAGAATCATATAAAGAACTTTTCTCTTCAATCCCAGAAATGGTTAAATTAGATGACGAGAAGATAAAAGTAAGCAAAAAGGAAGTTTCTAAAAAAGAAACTGAATTGAAAAGTGCTGATTCTATAGCAGAAAAAAAAGCTGACGAATTTATCAAAGAAACTAATTAGTAACTATTAAAAAAATGCGTTCAATTACACCAGCATCTGGAATCGCAATAACGGAATATTTAGCATCTGCAGTAGGTAATGTTTTTTCAAGTGCCACTATCGACGCTGACACTGTTTCAACTGTTGATTCCAAGAGCAATCCATACATGGATAAAGGAGTTTTAGTAGCAAGGATAACAACACCTGCAACTGCTTCTGGATTAGTTGGTCCTTGGGATCCAACTGCATCTGATGGCAGACAAGCAACAGCAAATATTGTAGGCTTTAATGATACTTTCGCTGACCTTTCAGAAGGCGATGTCGAAGCAGGAGTATTGATTAAAGGGACAGTTAAAGAAAGTAAAGTGGTTATGGGTTCTGCTAATGGTAGTATTCCAGATCATTATAAAGAATATGTCAGAACTGATAGTTTGGACATAATCTTTCGTTAGGATCCATTAATAATTAACATTTAAAAGAAATGTCAAAGAAGTTAGAAATTTACGGCCTTGATCAAGCAACAATGACGAAAGTTGTTAGAAAACTTGAAAACAAAGGTGGTAAAAAAATTGGTTTAGATTTTCTTCCTTTTTATGATTCAGCCACTGAGGAAACAATGTGGGATATTATTAGAGCCACAAATCCACTTGCTAAGTTTAGAGCAGTAGATGGTGAAGCTGAATTAGTTGGAAGACAAGCTTTTGATAGAGCTTATGCAGACGTAGTAAGTATTGCTAGAAAAGAGCGATTTAATATGTCTGATTTACGAAAAATTAGAGAAGCAGGGATGCTACCTGTCGTCGATGGTAAAGTTTCAATCACTTCTCAATTAGGAGCAGAAGCAAAAAGAAAGGTTAGACAAGCATTAGAAAGATGTAAGACTGCTATTGATAGTCGTCTTGAATGGATGCAAATCAATGCTCTTTTAGGCAAGATTACCTACTCAGGAGACGTTAAGTTTGACGTAGACTATGGCTTGGTAGCAACACAGAAAGGTTTAACTCCTACAACTGATTGGAGTACTGTAGCAACATCAACACCATTAGACGATATAATGGGTTGGCAGAAGGTGGTTGAGGATAATTGTGGTATCAGACCTGATGTAGTGATAATGAGTTCTCAAGCATTACAATACATTGCTCAATCTGCTCAGATGAGAGACACCTTGAAATACACTAGCCCAGTTTTCTCTCCTAACAAGACTCAAAGTTATGTTGAGTCAGAATTAGGTATTTCAATAATTCTATATAACACTCGTTATACAGATGAAGAAGGAACTACGACTTCAAGAATGTTAGCTGAAGATAAAATCATTATGTTACCATCTAAGGAATTACTCCCTGATGGAATAGGTGATACAGCTAGAGTTGGCCATGCATTGGCTAATTACACTCCTGGTTATTATACTTGGACTGAAGAAAAGAAAGATCCTTATGCAATGTTTGCAGGGGTTGGACTAGACGCTTTCCCAAGGATTATTCATCCAGAAGTTCTTCTTAACGCTAAGGTTTACTAGTAAAATTATATTTTTACTTATAGGGCATAATAATGCCCTATAGCAAGGACGTAATTAATTAACAAAAGAATATGTTTAAAAGGATTAGGATTGATAGTAAAAAAGGAATGCAAATTAGGGTTATCAGCCGGAAGGGGAAATCCTCTAGTAAACAAGAAACAGGGGAAAAAGAATTAACTTGTAATGAATGTGGGTTTATTGCAAAAAGTAAATTAGGATTAATTGCACATAAACGTAAGCATAAAAAATAATGGCAGCTACTTATTCAACAGATAATGATATTGCTTCTAAATATTCTCATTTAAAAATATCAAATGATTTAACAGTAGGTGATTATAGAGAAGAGGCTTATCATGAGATAAATATGGAAATTAGTAAGCTCTATATAGTGCCAGTTGTTTCAACGAAAGATATAGACCAAGAATATCTTAAATCAATAGAATCAAGATTAGCTGCTGGGAATATATTAATAGCAGTTGCTAGTGTCTCTGAAGTAGAAAATGTTCATGAGTATGGGAAATTACTTATTGACCAAGCAAGAGAAAAAATTGACAAGTTAATAGACCAAACTATTATTTTAACGGGAGCTCCGAAAGATACTGATGATACAGACGAATTGATAGATGCAGGTAAAATCCAAGGATCTGCGGCTGACGAATATAGTACATTTAATCGACCTATGTCTGGGATAGAAAATGATGCAATTAAAGGAAAGACTGATTCAGAAAAATATAATAGTTTAGAAGATAATAAGAGAGCAGTATGAGGAGCATAACTTTTACATTGACAGGGCAAGAAAAAGTAATAAAATCTTTAAAAAAGAGAGAACGACTAGCTATCATTACTGAAAATTGGATGAGTAGTAATGAACCTGATGAAATAATGAACGATAGTTTTAAAAAGACTTTTAGTCAGGAAGGAAGACCAAAGTGGAAACCACTAGCTGAAATTACTAAGGAACTGAGAAGAAAGAAAGGATTTGGAGCTGGTCCAATATTACATAGAACAGGGAACCTTATGGATGAAATAACATCATTGAAAGGAGCTGTTTCTGGATCAAAGAATATGCTAATTAAAGAGTGGGGAATAAAACAATTAAGGTCTGATGCTAAAGTAAAATTTGGTGCTCATCAATTAGGGAAAGGGAAAAAGGGACAGAAACTACCAAAAAGGAGAATGATTGATTTTAAAAAAGAAGATTTAACTAATTTAAAAGACAGTTTAAATAAATGGATTTTTATGCAACTTAAATGAGAAATGTTATTTTAAACAATATTAAAGATGGATTAGAGAAAGAACTCGGAGATAAATCATCTTATGATAATTTGAAAATAGAAGATATTCAATCAAGGCTACCAGATTCAGTATTAGTCAATTACTTTATAGGATTGACAATAGATAGAGCTGAAAGTTTTAGTCAAGAGATTGGTAAATATCATCCTTCTAATAATGAGTATCTATGTTCTGTTGTAATCAGGATTAAAAACGGAGATTACAATCAAGGGCAAACTGAATTAGATACAATTGTTAGAAGAGTAATTAAATATTTCTCATTAGACAGCGGAACATTGAATGGGCTAGAAGATGCTTCTGACGGAGTAACAGAGACAGTCATTTCTTATAACATTGATAATTCTGATTATGTTGTTGGAACATCAAGACAAAAAAGTAATTTACTTCATATTTGTATGATAAATTTGAAAATTAAGACTAATTTAACTATTTAACTATAATAAAATGAGTTACACAGCTGAAACGGGGTTTGTCGGGATTGCTCGTCAAGACGCTAAAGGAACTTTTAAAGAACCAACTGACTTTATGAAAGTTATGTCTGTTGATTTAAATCCTGAAGGCGATAAACTTATACCAGATCCAGAAATTGGATCTATTAGTGATATTGATTCTATTCATCAAGGGACTTACAAGATTAGTGGATCAATCGAGAGTTATGTAAGGCCAGAAGCTATTGGATTACTTTTTTGGGGAGCATTAGGAACTTATGTACCGTCAGGACTTTTAAGTGATGGAGCATATCTTCATAATTTTACTCCATTAACTTCAGGGACGCTTCCTTGGTTATCGATTAAAAAATCAATCGCTGATAATGTTCAGTTATTTGATTATAGAGATTGTAAAGTTGAAGGGTTTACTCTTGATATAAATTCTTCCGAATTCTGTAATGCAAAGTTTGATATTGTAGGGATTAAAGACGAAGTTGGTTCTGCTGTATCAGCTAGTTATGAAACAGCTCCATTGTTAGTAGCTACTAAGGCAACTATTAACTTAGGCGGTTCTACTATTTCTGCTAAAAGTTGTTCTGTTGATTTTAAAAACAACCTTGATAATTCAGACTTTAGAGTTGGATCAAGATTTTTAGGAGATATTACTGAAAAAAGAAGAGAGCTTGATATTAAAATGGATATTGTATTAGATACAACTTCTGAATTATATAGGAAAGCTTTTTATGGAGGAGCAAATGAAACAGAAGCAGGGTTTGATGTTTATGCTGATAGTGTTGATATTATATTAGAAAGCCCTACGACTATTGGATCTTCTGCATTGCCATATAAGATTCTTGTTCAGATTAAAAATTGTGTATTTATGGCAGCTCCGACTCCTGCATCAGGAGACGATTTAATAGTTATCCCACTAGAATTAAAATCTACAAAAGCAACAGGGCATAATTTAATTGAAATGCACATTTGGAATAGCAAGACAACTTATTAATTAATTAATTAAATACAATGAGTGAAATCTACTTTGGAGTAAATAAGAAAAAAAAGTTTTTTCTTGATGCAAAAAAAGAACAATGGATTGAATTTAAAAAATTAACAGAAGGAGAATTAATTAAATTCGAAGACTCCGTTGGGGGGAAAGTAATAATGGACTCCCAAACACAGAAAGCTGAGGTCGAAAGTAATGTTGGCACAACTAGACAAGCTTTAGTTGAATTAGCAGTTTGTGGCTACAATGTCAGCGTAGGAGAAAAAGACGTTAAGACTGGTTATAATGAAGAGGAATGGAAAGAATTATACGCAACGATGGACGGAGATATGGCTAAAAAATTATGTAATGAAATAAAGGAGTTTAATGGTATTGACTCAAAAAAAAAGAACAGCTAACTGAGAAAAAAAGGTTGGAATTAATTACCAAAACAAGAGCTTGGGCCAGAGGACACCGTGTGATTAATCCTCCACCCGAGCTCTCTTTATATGTAAGATGTAAAAATTTTAGTTGCTTGCCAGATTCTGGAGGATGGTATGATCAATCTCCTCACGTTTGCACAACATTTTCTTTGATTTATTTGATTGAATCAGAAGAAGAAGCTAAAAAAAATAAGAGTAAATAACTATGGAAAATGATTTAACAATACAACTTAAAGTTTTATCTTCAGGCGTAGATAAGATTGA